CATGAACCGGCGCGAGAAGGCGGCGATGGAGTGGGTGCGAGCCCCGCGCAAGCCCGGCGAAGTCCCGCCGCTGCGCATCCTGTCCATGTCCTATGACTCGCTGTGCACTGACGCGGGTTGGAAGGTGGCCATTGCGTTCGTTCGCGCCCACTCCACGCTGCTCATTGCGGACGAGTCTCAGCGTATCAAGACCCCGAGCGCCACACGTACCAAGCGCTCGCTCAATCTCCGCCGCTTCGCCAAGTACCGCCGCATCGGGACGGGAACGGTGGCCACGAATAGCCCTGTTGACGTCTTCTCGCAATTCGAGTTCTTGGAGGAGGGCTTGCTGGGCACAAGCTCACTTCCCGTCTTCCGGGCGGAGTACTGCGAACTGCTCCAACCCGGTCACGGCATGCTGCGCCACATCGTGGATCGCTCCTTGCGATCCAGTGGGCGTGACGTCACCGAGGATCAGCGCCAGAAGGTCATGGAGCGCACCCAGATCGTCGCCAAGGACTCGATGGGCCGACCAATCTACAAGAACCTGGACAGGCTGCAAGCGCTCATCGAGCCGCACAGCTTCCGTGTGCTGAAGGAGGATTGCTTGGAACTTCCGCCGAAGACCTACGAGACACGTTACTTCCACCTCGGGAAGAAGCAGCGCGACTCGTATGACCGGATGGAGAAGGAGTTGCGGTACATCTTGGAGGACGGCACGATGGTCACCGCCTCCAAGCTCACCGCGATGGGGAAGTTGCGGCAGATGACTTCCGGGTTCATCATGTTCCGTGATGGCTCCATCGAGTACCTGGAGGACAACCCCCGCATCCAGCTGTTGAAGGACACGCTGGAGGACGAGCAACGACAAGGCATCATCTGGGCGCAATACAAGGAGGAGATTCGCAACATCGTCGCCGCAATCCGAAAGATGGGGATGGCGGCGGAAGCGGTGAACGGGGAAGTTGCGATGGGCAAGCGGCGCGGCATCCGTGAGGACTTCCAAGCCGGCAAGCTGCAGTGGATCGTCGCTCACCCCGGGGCGATGGGAACCGGATTCACGCTCACCGCTGCCAAGTTGGTGATTTACTACTCCAACGACTTCAGCCTTGAGAACCGACTGCAATCCGAAGACCGCGCCCACCGCATCGGGCAGACGGACTCGGTGCAGTACCTGGACTTCGTGGCCATCGACACGAAGGACGATGACGTTGTGTGGGCGCTTCAGCACAAGCTCGACACCGCCACGATGATCCAGGGAGACCCGCAGCGGCAACGGCGGTGGGAGGCGCGATGATGGCCAGTCACCTTGCCAGGTGCTCACAGGCGAGAATCGCTCCTCACAGAAAGGAAAGAATGATGACTTTAAGAGTGTTCATCCCCCAGGAGCCCGCCCGCTGGGATTCTGCGCTGGGCGTTCAAGTGCCGATGATGGACTTCACACCGGCCTTGCGCTACGGTGAACTCGTCACCTGCCTTCCGCCAAACATCAGCTTCCACATGGCCAAGCCCGTGACCGCTGCGCTGAAGGAGAAGATGGCCGACTTCAAAGAGGAAGACTACCTTGTTGCGGTGGGCTCCCCGCTCGCTATCGCCATCAGCGCTGGCATTGCCTTCCGCAAGACGGGCGGCAAGCTGAACCTCCTCAGTTGGGACAAGAGGGAGCGCCAGTACCTCAGCACGAGGATCGAGTTGTGATCTACCAACCCAAGCAAGACATCAGCAACGGCAAGTGGTACGCCGCCCGCCCCGTTCCCGGTTGCCACACGTGGCATGGGGAGGTGGAATGCATGAGCGAGGCCGCTGCGAAGACGGCTTGCGACGAACTGAACCGAGCCAGTGAGCGCGCCCAGCGTGAACTGACCACGCTCAACCAACAACTGGGCAGAAGGTGAAAGGAAGAATGATGACGATCGAGTACGACGAAGTGCCGCAAGACGGCGAGGGTGCGAAGGCCGCATTGGTCAAGATCGCCGCCATGGTGGACCAGCAGCGCAAGGCTGAGCAAGCGCTGGCGGAGGCGGAAGCCGCTGCCAAGCTCGCCAAGGCCCGGCTGTTCAAGATCGAGTCCGAAGACCTCCCCGAGTTGATCCGCGAATCCGGCCTGTCGCAAGTGACGTTGGAAGACGGAACGAGCGTGAAGGTGGTGGACGAGATTGCTTGCGGCATCAGCGCGGAGCGCAAGCCCGAAGCCTACGACTGGCTGCGCTCGCATGGCGCTGGCGGGTTGATCAAGGTCTTGGTGGGCGTCTCCTTTGGCAAGGGTGAGGAGCAAAAAGCTGCGAAGCTCCTCAGCAAGCTGATCACCACCTATGGTGCTGATCAGGCCTTCGACAAGGAGGACGTTCACTACCAGACGCTCAAGAGCTACCTGAAGGAGCGCATCGCCGCCGCTGCCGAGTACGAAGGTCCGAAGGAGAAAGCCCCGATTGTCCCGCCGTTCGATCTGTTCGGCGTGCAGCCTTTCGCAATGGCCAAGATCACCGCCCCGAAGGTGAAGAAGGGCAAGGTGTCTTGATGCCCAACGAACACCGCATTGCGAAGGTGATGCAGGAAACTGGCATGGATCGAGTCCAAGCCATCCGCCACATCCAGCAGCGCGACTTGCTGAAGACACTTCCCAACCGACTGGGCTGAAAGAACCCCGAAGCTGGCCCGGGTCTAGGCCAGCAATCAACTGTGAACTAAGGAGCCATCATGGCAACCACCAAGAACCAAGTGAAGAAGACCGAAACTGCGAAGCCCTCGGGCGCACTCGCGCAGCGCGAGGAGCACGCCCTGGCCACGACGCCTGAGATGCAGGCGATGATGGAGGCGGACTCGGGTGCAGGCATGGAGAACGTGGACAGCGATTCAATCGCCATCCCCTTCCTCACCGCGCTGCAGAAGATGAGCCCCCAGTGCGACCCGGACAGCCCCGAGTACGACCCGGACGCGAAGCCGGGCATGCTGTTCAACACTGTGACCCGCGAAACCTTCAGCGGCGAGGATGGGCTGTTGATCATCCCGTGCAGCTACCGCCGCACCTTCATCAAGTGGGGCGCACGCAAGATGGGCGGCGGATTCAAGGGCTCCTACGATCCCGTGGCCGCCGTCAACATGCGCGAGAAGGGTGATGTGGTGGACTTGGACGGGCGGCTGTACTTCCCGGACGAGAACGGCAACGTGAACCCCGAGCGCTCGGACAAGCTGAGCGACACTCGCGAGCACTTCGTGATCATCATGAACCCGCTCACCGGCTCGCTGCAGCAAGCGGTCATGTCCCTAAAGTCCACCCAGATCAAGAAGTCCAAGCAACTGATGGCCCAGCTTTCGGGACTGCAGTGGGCTCGGGCGGATGGCACGAAGTTCAACCCGGCGACCTTCGCTGTGTTGATCAAGGTCACCACCGTCCCCGAGAAGAACGACGAAGGCACCTGGAGCGGTTACCGCTTCGACCTCGCCGGGCGCGTGTCTGACCCCCAGGCCTACGCAACCGCCAAGGCTTTCCACGCCCTCGTGTCCAGCGGGCGTGCTGTCGTGGACCACGCGAAGGACGCCGACACCATCGACAACGCCGCAGACGACGAGCAGCGTCCCCGTGGCCGCTCGGGCAACAGCAGCGGCAAGTTCTGACCTTCCGGGCGCGAGCCCTTCACCCTGGGGCTTCGGCCCCTTTTCTTTCAACTGGAGAACGCAAGTGCACAACATTCAATCACCGCGCACCGATGACAGCGCAATCGAGCAAGAGATTAAAGCCAAGGGCCTGACCGCCCCGCGCATCACCCCGAGCGATCTGGAGGCAAACATCGCTTGCCAGTACTTCTTCACCGCCGACACAGCGACCAAGGACTGCCCTCAGCACGACTCGCTCAAGCTCCTGACCTTCTGCGTCTTGGTGCTCAACAACGGATTCACAGTCACCGGCGAGTCCGCCTGCGCCAGCCCGGAAAACTTCGATTCTGAAGTTGGCCGCAAGATCGCCCGCCAGAATGCGATCAACAAGGTGTGGCCGCTCATGGGCTACGAACTTCGCAGCAAGTTGGCAGGGGTCTGACATGGACTTCAACGAATACCAAGCCGCCGCGCTGCGCACTGCGAAGCCCGAGGAGGACACGTTTGTCGGGAACCTCGTGCACGCATCGCTCGGGCTGGCAACTGAGTCGGGCGAGTTCACCACCGAGGTGAAGCGCATCGCTCGCTACGGCAAGTCGATGACCGAGGAAATGCGCCAGCACATGATGGAGGAGTTGGGCGACACGCTGTGGTACATCGCGCTCGCTGCGAAGGCGCTGGACACGACTATCGAGCAGATGGCGCGGGACAACATCGCCAAGCTCCAACTCTGCTTACCCGACAAGTTCAGCAATGAAGCCGCAGAGGCCCGAGCCGACAAGGCGGGCCAGACGGTGGAGCGGGAGCGAACACTTTTCAATCCGCAATAGGCCTGCGACTCACACGGTTGAAGTCGCCGCGATAATTGTGACAGGGCTTCGGCCCTGTCTTCACTTGGAGAAAGACAATATGATGAATTTGGATTGGGCGTTGGCATACGCCGCAGCGGGTTTCTCTGTTGTGCCAGTTTGGCACCCTGCTGAGGATGGGGCGACTTGTTCTTGTGAGAAGGGGGAGGCTTGCGACCGACCAGCCAAGCACCCGATCCCCAAGCAAGGCGTCAAGCAAGCCACCACCGATCCCTCGCGCATTCGAGCGTGGTGGACTGAGCACCCTGACGCCAACGTCGCAATCGCCACGGGCAGTGTGTCGAAGTGCATTGTGATTGATGTCGATGTTGGCGACGGCAAAGAAGGTGACATCGCAATCACGCAAGCGTGCGCGGAGCACGGCGGAGTTCCGCAGACGTTAAAGGCCCGCAGCGGTTCAGGTGGCATGCACTACGTGTACCGCTTCCGCGAGAACCCGTACACGCGCAAGATCGGCTTCCTGAAGCACGTGGACTACCTGAGCGACGGCGGGTACGTGATCGTACAGCCGTCCTCCAACCTGAAGGGGGCGTACGTCTTCGATCCAGAGTTTGGCATTAAGGAACCAAGAGACATCAAGAAGCTGCGCCAGAACATGGCGGAACTCCCCGAGTGGTTCGACAAGTTGGAGGGCAGCGGGCGCAGCGGGCGCAAGAGTTCCAAGCGCAAGCCCGCTGCCAATGCGCAGCGGCCCTCCACCGTGGCTGCGATGGAGTTCAATAGGGAAGACCCCCGTTGGATCACCGAGGTTCGACGGGCGCTGACGTTCTGTGACCCGGACAGCCGCGACTTGTGGGTGTTGTTCGGCATCATCTTGGGCCGCACATTCGAGCGCTCGGATGACGGGTGGGCGATCTACGATGAGTGGTGCGCCCGCTCAGCGAAGTACTCCGAGAAGGGAACCCAGGAGGGGATGCGGAGCTACTACTACACCGAGTCCCTGAACGACCCCCAAGGCGGCACGCCCGCAGGCATCGGAACCATTTTCCACCACGCGAGCGAGGGCGGATGGACAATGCCCCTGTCGGGTCTAGACAATCGGCCCACGATTGTCTATAGAGCCGGCAGGGCAACGGAAACCACGAATGTCATCATGCGCCTTCTTGAAGCGGAGCGCGAGACGGAAGGCGACATCACCCGCATCTTCTCCTTTGGCTCGGGGCTTGGAGCGGTGATCGAGACACACGACAACGGAACGCTGTACACCGAGGACGGGCGACCCCCGAGCGGGTGGGTGCTGAAGGTGCAGCCGTACAACTCGATGCACCTGGGCTCCCGGATCACGCACAGCGCCACCATTGTCAAGATCAGCGCCAGCGGAGCGGCGCAACAGGTGGAGTGCCCGAGCGAGGTGAGCGATTACATCCTCAACTGGATGGGCAAGCGCTTCCCCCGTCTCAACGGCATCGTGCAGTGGCCCATGGTGGTGGACTCGAACATGGTGGGCGTGGACAGCGACTACGATGCGAGGACGGGGCTGTTGTTCGCGCTGCCGCAGGGGATGGACTTGAGCGACTTGAAGGGAACGAAGGACGAGGCGGAGGCCGCATGGGTGTGGATCAAGAAAACGCTGCTGGCCGACTTCCCGTTCGGGGGCAAGGAGGACGAGGCAAGCGCCTTGGCGCTGTTCCTCACCTTCATGCAGCGCCGCGCCCTGGACATCGCCCCGGCCTTCCTCGTGACCGCCCCGCTGCAAGGAACCGGAAAGACCGCCCTCGCCAAGTTCGCTTCCCGCATCGTTCATGGGCGCTCGCTCGGGGCCAGCAAGTTGTCGCTCGCGGAGGAGGAGCAGCGCAAGGCGATCACCGCAGCGCTCATGACCAATCCGCCCGCGCTGCTGTTCGACAACTTGACAGCCGGGTCGATGTTCGACAGCGAGGCCATCGCCATCGCCATGACCTCCAGCGAGTGGGAAGACCGGGTGCTGGGCAAGACCGAGCGGTTGACGCTCCCCAACCGTGCTGTGTGGTGTTTCACCGGCAACAATGTCTCCCTCGTGGCCGACCTGCGTCGCCGCTTCGTGTCGATCCGCATGGTGCCGCAAGAGCGGATGCACTACGCCAAGCACTTCTCCCGCAATCTCGAAACCTGGGCCATCGAACACCGCGAGGAGGCGCTGAGGGCGCTGGCTGCTGTCGCCCTGTGGGGAGCCCGAGAAAACCCAACCCTGCCCACAGAAAGTGGGTTCCCGGCCTGGGATCGGGCTGTGCGGGGGCCGGTGTTCGGGATTACGGGGATCGACCCCTACCGCGCCGCGTCGAAAGAGGCGGACGAGGAAGACCCGATGGAGGAGGCGATTGGGGCGATCATGATGGCTTGGGCTGTGTTGGTTGGGGGCGATGCTGCGCCAGTTCGGGACTTCACGGAAGCGGTGGAGGACGCCACCAAGAGTTCCGACAGCGCCAAGAAGAAGCTCGCGCAAGAGGTTTCCCGGGCCATCTCAACACTGCGAGTGAAGGAGGTTCGCAACCTTTCGAGCGCCGATTACGGGTACGCGATCAAGTCGCTGATGGATCGGATTACTTGGGTTTGTGGGGTCGAATCGAGCTTTAAGCGTGGGCCGATGCGAGCCGGGACAGCGACTTGGAAACTTTTGCTGGCTGATGAGATCGCGGAGAAAGCAGCTGGGGCATTCTGAAACAGGGGGACTTGGTGGACTTTCGTTGCAGCGGTTTTGAAGTCCCCCTTGCTTAAGTCATTGCAGCGATTGAATAAAAGTGGGCTAGGGGGAGTTAGTGGGCTTTTTCATTCCTATACGCGAGTGCACCATATTATTGCGCGCTATAGAGAGTGGTAGTCAAAGTGTCCCAAGTCCCCTAAGTCCCCCTCGGGATGCTTTTTGGGCCAAAACAGGGCCGCTGCTGGTCCAGGTGGATGTGTTGAAGGTCCGATGATTTGAAACGCTGCTGAGGCCCGCATAATCGCGGTCATGTCAGCCAAACGCCAATCAACCCATTCGCGCAAGATCACGTTGCAAACGCAACTTGCGACGTTCTTGACGCACCTGTCGAAGACCGCTCACGTCACATCCTCCGCTGCCGCTGCTGGTCTGGATCGTGCTTGGATTTACGGATACAAGAAGCAAGATGCGGACTTCAGCGCTGCTTGGGATGAGGCCATTGAGCTTGGCAACGAGTTCCTGGAGGACACCGCGATCAAGCGCGCCACCGAAGGCGTTGAACGCGACATCTACTACCAGGGCGAGGTTGTCGGCCAGGAGTCGGTGTTCAGCGACACGCTGCTGATGTTCATGCTCAAGGCCCGTCGCCCTGAGCGCTTCAAGGAGCGCACCGCTTCCGACATCAACGCCAAGGTCACCGGCACCGTTGTGGTGCAGACCGCTGGCCCCTCGGACGAAGCCCTATGAGCTTCAGCTTCACCTCCAAGCAACTGGAAGCCCAGGCGTACTTGGCGGGTGAGGCGACGCACTGCATGTTGTTCGGCGGTGGCCGCTCGGGCAAAACCTTCATCAGTGTGCGCTCCATCGTGATGCGAGCCTTGAAGGCCCCGAAGTCTCGCCACCTAATCTTGCGCTTCCGCTTCAACCACGTGAAGTCCTCGGTGATCCTGGACACATTCCCAAAGGTGATGGCGCTGTGCTTCCCCGAGGTGCAGTACGACCTCAGCCGCACCGACTGGTATGTGACGCTGCCCAACGGTGCTGAAGTCTGGTTCGGTGGGCTGGACGACAAGGAGCGGATGGAAAAGATTTTGGGCAATGAGTACGTCACCATATACCTCAACGAGTGCTCCCAGATCAGCTGGGCGGGTGTGCAGATGGTGATCACACGGTTGGCGCAGTTGGTGATGCAGACTGTCATCGACG